TTTCAGGGGTACCAGGAATGTTCTGTTTTAAGAATGCTTGTCGTTGTGCGTGCTCATCACGATGCGGTCGGTGTAGGCAATCGCCATGGCCGAAAGCAGGAACGCGAAGTGGATCAGGGTCGCAAAACTGCTGTTCGCTCCTATGGGAGCGGCCAGTTTCAACCCGGCATTTTACACCTCGCAGCGCATGGGGTCATCAAGCGACTACGTTCCCAAAGGTTGCCAAACCCGTCCGCATTTTTCCATTTAGGCTGCTTCGACGCTTACGGCGACTGTCACTCTATTGTTGACCTCTGGCAACCACGAATACATCCTCCGCGACCTCAGTAGTACTGTTTTTTTACGCTCATGTACAAATTTTTTTTGTACATGGTTTGTACATGAAAAGTGCTGCTTCAACCTCTGGAGGACGTACATGGCACTGCATCAACGTAAGGGAATCTGGTACTGGCGCAAGATGATCGACGGCGTGACGTTGAACCGTTCGACACAAACAGCAGACAAAAAGCTTGCCGAGAAATTGGTCAAGAAATGGGAACATGACGCTGTCCAGACGATCAAATACGACGGCGAGCGTCCAGTAACGCTGCACGAGGCAATCGATAGCTTCCTAGAGCAACGCAAACACATGGCCAGTTACCCGTCGGCTAGTCTTCACATGCAGCACTGGAAGAACGCGCTGCCTAATGAAAAGATGAAGGCGCTGCAGAAGCACCAGGTTCAAGTAGTAGTCACCAAGCGGCTAGCGGAAGGGGCCGGGCAGAACACTATTTCGGTGTTCGTCACGTACTGGAACGCGCTAATCAATCACTGCAAGGCGAACAAGCTAACGCCGGGTCCAAGCTTGGACCGGGTTCAGCCGAAGCGCACGCGGTTCCGCACGATCAACGAACAAGAGGAAGCCGCGATGCTTGCGGCGACGTGTCCGAACGCTAAGTACCCAGGTAAGAACCCGGTCAACGATGCGCGCAAGCAGGATAACCAAGACGTTCTGGTGTGCTTGCTGCACTTGGGCGCACGTATTAGCGAAGCGCACAACCTACGCTGGTCAGATGTGGATTTTGCGAACAGTACGATCTTCGTGCGTCGGCTTAAAAACGGGGATGACACGCTGCTTATGATCACGAAGGCACTGCGCGTTGTTCTGGATCGCCGCTATGCGGCCAAGATCGACAACTGGGTTTTTCCTACAAAGTCAGGCGACGGCAAAGCTAACGCCAACTGGGTGAAGGATGTCGTCGAACGCGCCGGTATTGACTTGGGTGCTGGGAAGGTCACCAGCCACACCTTCAGGCATTCGGCTGCAACCCGGCTTTTACGCGCCGGTATGGACATTCGTAAGGTGCAGCACTTCCTCGGTCACAAGTCGATCCAGAGTACTTTAGTGTACTTACACGCGATCCCGGGCGAAGTTGCAGCGCAAGCAATGTCAGTGTTTGACGCCGACTAAATACTTGCACGGGTGGTCATGTTCCCGTTCCTTCAGTTGTGCAAAAGCCCTTGACGATCTATTTCGTTAGGGGCTTTTTGTTGGACAGGTTCGCTTGAACACTATCCTGACCGCGTAAAACGGCTGCTCTCGCCCAAAAGTGCGCGAATCCAACAAACTATTCAGAAAATTAAAATTATTTAACGTGCTGCGATGCAGCATTCCGTGCCAAAAAAGAGAAAAAATAGCAGCAAGTAGTTGATTAGTAAAATTTAGAGAAATGGCGCAATGCACCACGACCGTGAAACGAGTCTGATCAAAAGGTAGGCTTGCCGCATTTCGCTAAAAATTGCCTCGTGCAGTGATAAAAAGAACTATTTGTCCATTTAAATTAAAAAGTAAGGCACTAAATAGCGCAATCAGGTTTTTTTTGGGCACTTTGACGCTGCAAAAAACGCTGGTAACCTAAGTGTAAGCAATGGCCGTTGCAGAAAAAATAATCCTCTGACTAAGAAAGCGACACCATGAACAACACCGAATTGCCCGTACCAACCACCACTGCTTCAGCGACCAATTTTACCTACGTAGCCGAGCAGTACACCCGAGCGGCACAAACCTTCACTGATAGCTTTGAAAGCGCCGCAAATTCAGAAAACGCAAGCGCCGAATACGAAGCGGCTAAGGAACTGATTAGCTCCATCGATGCCTTGAAAACAGCAGTCAGAGCCCGCATTGCGTCCATCCAACAGAGCGCTAAAGACCAGGCAATGCTGGCGGAACTCAAGCGGATGATTGAGAACGGTGCTGGGATGGATGAGATCAACGCAAAGATGACCCAACATCGTCCAGTCAGTAAGAAGCGCACGGCAAACAGCTCGAGCCGTTCCCAGTATCCCAAGGCACCGAAAGTCTTTGTGTTCCTCGCATCGCCGGAGCACAACGATCTCAAGTGGGGTTACACCGGCAGTCTGCGCAATCTGGATTCATCGAAGACTGGCCAAGAATGGGCTAAGAAGCTTGCAGATGGTAGTGCTGATCCAGCCGCCTTCCGCAAGGCCACCGAAGAAGAGACTGCTGAAATGCAGCGCCGCCGGGAGGCTTACATCAAAGATGCCGAGGAAGAGTGTGCTGCAAAAAAGCCGTAACGATGGGCCTTTCTGAACCCGACACGGAGAGCAAGTATTGTTTCTTCCTTGAACGGTGCGACACTCCGCCAGAGTTGAAGCCGTATTTGAAAGCCCGTCGTATAGCTGCGTTGCACTATGAGCGGAAACAGAATGCTTGCGACAAATGGACTTCGATAGCGCATGAGCATCTAGTTGAGATACTTGATCAAGACCCGGCCATTGAAATTTATCTCGACGGGCACTTCGACCCAAGCGACGACAGCTTTGAAGGCTTACCTCGGGCCTTTAAGCGGATCAATAAGAAGTTGTTTCTGGCGCAATAGTTCCAATCGTAGTCTAGATAGTTGGTAGTCGCCACACCTTGGCTAATGGAAATGGCGGCACCATGCCGCCATTTCCAATAATCGTTATTTCAACCAAGTATCTGGGAAAAGAGCGAATGCGATTCTGAGCTTGCGAATTGCCTTTTGTCCTTGACTTGCCAGATGCCTTCGTAGAAGCGAGCTTCGCTTTTGAGCAGAGCGAAAAAGTGTAAGCTATCTTATAGGATAACCACAAGGGCATCTTATAGAAGATAGCTTACACTTTCCGAGCGACGCCCCCCAATTCTATTCGTCACCCAGAAACATTTCTCGAAACCTTTCAAAAATAATGACTTATGCAGCACCTGCCAATAGATTGGCTAAATAGAAGTACGCAGCGGACAAGGTTGCAAACAAGGTTTTCAGATTTCATGTTGTCGTTGCAGAAGTGTTTCTTCAACGGGACCCAAAACCCCACGTACTTGTCCTACGTGGGGTTTTCCTTTCTGGAGCAATACAATGAAGATTCAAGAACTGCCTAACAAAGATAAGCTGACGCATTTCAACGTCCAGTACTACCACAACGAATGCGGTCAAGGCTCAGCATCGCACGTGGTTCAAGTCACGTACTCAACGAACGATAACCCAATCAAGGCGCGTCAGAAGCATCACCAACACGTTGTCAAGTTTAACTTGAAAACCGAGAACAAGGCAATCAACAGGCTGGTCAAAGATCATCTGGGTGAAGACGCAAAAGAAGAGGTCAAGGCCACAATCAAACAGCTCAAGAAGGAAGCTGGCATTTCGGCTTTCTTCGGTTTCCGTCGAGTGCAGTACGCGCTGCCCCACAAATTCGTAGCAGGTCACGTATTCCACAAAAATACCATAGACCCGAAAACTTATGTCTACTGGTTCGTGCTTCCAGATAACACCAGCGTGATGCGCTTTACCTGGGCAGGGCATTTGATTGACGTTCCAATGATCGAACAAGTCAACCCAGTAGCAAATCAATCGCTTATGTATGCTTACTGGACTCCGTCAGTAACAGAAGACGACTTAACCCAACGGATTGAAGAGTTGAAACGTGGCAAAGCCGGACATGCACCAGATGATAGCGCAGTGGAAGATACGAGCGAAAACGCAAGCGTTGAAGAAGCAACAAGTGATGAGCCAGTTAGCGAAACATGCGGAGCTGATGCAGTGGCCGGAGTTGACGGGCACTCCGAAGCAGGTAGGGTGGGCAACGACAATCAGGCACGAGCTGCTAGGCGCAAGCCAAACCGAATTGAAAAGCCAGTACAGCATCCAGGCGATTTTAGCGATTATGGAAACGTTGGCTTCGAGAACGGATTCGGTATGGTGGATCAATCAAGCGAGTCACCATTCTTTGATAAGTATGTTGAACGCGATACTGATCTTGGAACCTCGATTTGTCTTCGAAATTCTTTTTGAAGAATTGAAGTTATAAGTAATTGCCGTATGGATTATCTAACTTTACATGACGAACTTTTGAAGAAAGCCCAAAGCGGCTATTGGGGCTACACCAGCTCAGAACTTGAATGTCATCACATCATCCCGGTATCGCTAGGCGGGAGAGATACGCCGTCGAATTGGTGCTACGTGCCGATACGTGTTCACTATCTGCTTCACATAATTCTTGTCAAGCTAGGCCACATCGACCAAGTCTTTGCGGTCGAGCTTATTGCACGTCGCATGAGACTACGCTTACCTGGATGGATTCGACGGCTACTTAACCGCAGAAGACAGCAGCTCTACCGGGAAGCGAATAGGTCACGCTTGAGCGAATGCTAAATAGAAGATGTAGTTGAACGCTGCATAACTCCTAAATTGAAAGGCCACGTGGAAAGGGATTCCCACGTGGCCTTTTCTAATTTCTGCTGCGTTAACGATTCACAAGTCGTTAATAAATACCGCGTCACAACTTAGGAGATACACATGACAACAATCACATTACTGAAACAGCTGAAAGCTCACTTGGCCGGCAAGCTGCAATCGCAACGCGTAGAACGCAAGCCAAAGGCGCCTGCGGCAACGGCTACAAACGCGACCGCAAGTCCCCAGAACGTCTTGTATTCGCTTTTTGAGTACGAGAAGATCGACCGCTTTGCCAGCTACCGCGACAAGATCATTCCGAAGCTGCTAGCACACGGCTACGGCTATTTTCTTTCTTGCGACAGCGCGGACTATGTCGAACACCAGAAGTGGTGCGATCAGTACAGCATTGACGGCAGTTTGCCACATTGTGATGTCTGGCAAGTAAGCACAAAGTACCCGCGTGCGTTCGCAAGTAAGGCCGATGCGGCCATGTTCAAAATTACATTCGACGCCGACAACATCTAGAATTGAAACAAATCAAAAATTGGAGTAAGTCATTAAATGTGGTTGTTCTAATTTGTACTTGCATGCGCGTCATGAATGTTTGTGATTCTTTGCCAACAAAACAGCTGACTGTATAGATGTAGATCAATTATTAAGTCAAAATGTTATTTTAGGTATTGATTCAGCGGTACATTGGAACACTATCTACTGCCCGATGAAGAGAATCTAAGTCAAAGGGTAGGATAAACGTCGTGAGATTTACGCCGTGTGCGTAAAAATTCTAATGTCGCGAAAGGGTTCTGCAATGAAATACCTACCGCTTGAAGCATCCCACCGGGACTATCTGAACGTCAAGGGTGCAATCGTACTTGACAATGACGGTAACGAGTCACTTGCGGGCTTGTCATGGTCGGAGTCGGTACTTTACCTTGAGCTACTGGCTGGAATGCTTAGCAAGGATTTGCCGCGTGACATTTCCGTTCTCGCTTGCTTCTTGTCAATGCATGAGCGACACACAACGGCATTGCCCGAGTTGCCGACAATTCTTGATGCCTTGTTATTGTTAGGAAAACAAGCAAGGTCACAATTTTGATAGCTTTAACCTTTCGGCCTGACGTTGCGAACTTTAGACAGCGACAGGTCGGGCAGGGACTCGAAATCTAGCGAACAGAGCCATGACTGCGCGTAATCGACTGGCTTCCCATCGGCGTTCACATGTCGTTCAAACCCCGCGAGTGTGAAGCGACCGTCATTGCACCAGACGACATGAACATCGGTCAGCTCGTGGCGTAGGTCACTGCCTTGCATCAGCCGAGCAACCTTAGCGGGGCGGCGTAGTCCCTGGTTGCTGACATCCATGATGACAAGCATCCCGCGATGACCTGGCAGTTGACTCAACACCCGGCGATCGTACTCCACGCCCTTGTCCCGCATCCGAACGACCTTAACCTGCATGACTGCCCCCGACCCGTACTACTGTATAAACGTACAGTATAATGCTTTCATCGGTCGGATTGTCATGGATTTCGCCAGTAAGCGCAGCGACCTCCCACGGATTGTCACAGCAAGTTGATCCTCCTCAGGAACGACACTAGACTCGCGATCCGATTAAATGAATTTTAAGGGAGCGCTGGCATGGTGTGTTTTAGCTTGTTCGACGAAGCCAATAAGCTTCGCGAATTGATCAAGAGTAATCCGTCTGAACATCCGACTCTATGTAACGACGAAGATCTGTTAGAGCTGCCGTTCCAACCAAACCATAAGGGATTCTTCATGGTGCTAGTGCCAGGACGGATGCACGGCATACATGGCAATTTCAGCTATTCGGCTAACGAGAATAAGAGGGAAGAAGCGAAAGCCTTTGTCACAAATCACACTGTGCAGCAATTGATCGAGGGGCTGCTGCTAGTCAGCACCGCATGTTCGTGGGATCGTGTTCCCGACAAACTGAGAGCAGCGACTTCACTGGGATTCGCGGCAATTGCGTTCAGTACACCAGAGCGCTTACAGGTGTTAGGTGAATGCGCTGACCACATGCGCTAAGTACAGGTGATCAGTAAATGAAGGGGCGCAGTGCGCCCCTTCGTAACCTCTAGTCAATGCTGAGCTTTCTAAGGTAAGGACTTTGCTGGCTTACCTAACTGCTGACGCAGCTGAACGATGTTCAACCAAATCTTTTTTGCGTGTACTGCTCGGTGGCAGCTTACGCACAGTAACACCAAGTCCTTGGGGCTGGTCGTGTCGCCTGGTTTAAGAGTGTGCACGGGCTTGGTGTGGTGTACGTCTATTAGACTGTCCGCTATGTCGCCGTACTTCGTCGCGAAGTCTAGGTCGCACCCTGCACACTCCAGCTTGCCATGCCGCTTTCTGTATTGCTTTTTGAAGGCGGCAGCAAGCTTACGACTACGTTCGCGATAGCGATGCATGCGGGTGAGGATACGGCCTTCCTCGCAGTCCTCAATCCCTTCTTCATCCTCTTCTCCAATGCCGGTCTCATCATCGTCAAAGTCGACCGCTGCCTTAATCATTTCGACAAGGCTACCAAGGTAATCAAGTCGGTGCGCGTACAAGTCCCAGACGACTTGCTCGTCCTTGTTTCCCCGAGCTAGACCAACCTTGCCCGTTACCGTATAAAGTGGATCGATAGCCTGGTAGTTCATCATCTTCATGTACACGCCGGCAGCGTTGCGGTATGTTTTCCCGAGTACTGACTTTGTCGACATCTTGCCTAGCAGCTCTGATAGCTCTATTACCTTCGCACTTGTCTTACCTGGTGGCGATTTGCGATTGTTGAGGTAAAGATGTAGCGCAAGAAGCAATTCGTCCCGATTCCAATTGGGGTTTTTTCCTTCGCCTACAGCAAGGGTTGTGGTCGCACCAGGCGCGTCTTTTACTTCAAACCCCATCTTTTGCAGGACGGGTACGCAAAAGTTGACCCCGCCCGAATGATCGTATGCAGTCATCGTCGTGTTGAATTCGATGCCGTACGCGACCCCGGCAATAGCCTTGGAGTCGTACTCCTTTCCATTGAGAACCAATGGATACTTGCGCGATTTCTTGTAGCCGTATTTCCTCAAGAAGACATCACGACCGAGTTTGTCGCACTCAGCAATAGCAGTTAGAACGGCATCGCGGGAAGACAACAACTTGATGTTCTTTTGCATAGTTTTCTTAAGGAATGAGTTGCCAGACTATAACACTGCGAGGCCAGCAACAGAAATTCTCATGAGCACTGAGTCGCAGCAAAACCACACTAAATTTAAGCTACCCCATCCCCGGATTGCTTATACAGTAATACAACGTCACCCAACTGTTCGGAGTTATCCCGAAGAATCGAAGCCCAAAGAACTGCCGTAGAAGGCAGACTGGAAACAACAGCAGCAATTGACTCTGCTGTTTAATTGAAAGCCAGGAACGGATGCCCGAACGCAGCAAGTTTCAGCTAGGCAGTTGGTTCTGACGAACATCTCATCGCTAGTACTCAAACGCAATTAAAGTCGGCAACATGACACCAACTTATAACAGAGTGATGCTACGGGCAGATGAACTTGCTCACAGATAGTTGCTACCAAAGCAATGACGCGCCACGCTGTCAAGCGTAACTCAGCTACGTAGTGTCGAACGCGATGTTTTGACGCAGCCATGAGGGTTCTCGTGACGCTGGTAGCATGTTGCACACCAGCGCAGCTATACATAAGGCTATCAGCAGCAGTCAATTGTCGGTTGAACCGACACTATGTTTGTACATTATTTGTACACGACAGCACACAGTCACGTAAGCTCTTGAATCTTCTGATGTATTCCAGACCTAAGCAATACTATGTGTATTACGCACATCAGCAGCAGCTCACACTGAATCGCGTAAGCTCCTGTTTCTTCTGACTATTCTCATGTTATTCACAATTGATCAGCTAGCTGTGAATAACTTCAGAATTCTTGATCCCGAAATCACGTTGTTGTGTAGCGTAGCTGCTGAGTGGCAGGTGGCATCAAATGAAATCGACTTCGATTACGGAACGAACTGTGCAGTCAAGTTTGCCAATCCAACTAGGGATTGTTGAGCCTTCGAATAAGCATTTTTAAATTCTTCAAAAGCTTGATTCCGCCTTTTCTTTTCAAGTTTGCCAGAGCTTCTAAGTATCCAGAACTCATGGAAGAAATCTACTTCTCCATCTGATCCGACGCCCATGCTGAGGTTGGCATCAGTAGCATGGTGCGCGAATGCATTTCGCAACTCCAGAACTCTGTGCAGTGCATCTTTCTCAAATTTAAAATTCAGTTCATGCGCGATTGCCATGACCACTTTTGCTTTCGCACCCAGTGACATCACTGAACTATCAAGCACGATGTTCCACATAAATGGTCTAGCATCGTGACGAGGAGAGCAGTATGAGAAAATGATGCGAGTCATTAATTTCTCAATGTTAGCGCTTTGATCTATAACAACGACCAGATCCGATTCAGGTAATGGGCTAGGTACGTACAGTGCGTCGTTAATTTCCATGAGCCAGGTAGCAACATGTAGGTAGTAAGGGGGCACCGCTAAAAATAGCTAATGCCACTAAAAATAGTTTTTTGACTTTGGCGCTTTTATGTTTCGTCAGACATTTGTTTCTTCCATGTCTTCTTCTGGTCCTGTAAGATTAAGTATTTCTTTTGCAGTAGCATCTAACTTCACCAGTTCCATGTTCCTCGCAATTTGAGCTGCGACTTCGGTTAGCTCTCCAATACGTTTAGCTGCTTGATCCTTTGTCTCTGAATCATTTTGATCTGAAGATTTTGGCATCTCGGGAGGCACATAGCGAACTTCGATTGTCACGCTTTTCGCCATCTGTCGTGCAATAAATTTTAAACTCGTTGTGACGGCGGTCTTCAGCTCGTTTGCTCTTCCGGTGTCCGCAGGAGCGTGTTCATCAACAATTTTCTCAGCAAGCGAGCGAGTCTCTGCATCGAGAAATCCATCTGCTTCTGTGGCAGCTGCTGCAATAACAGCGGGAGATAATCCTGATCCCGTCAACTGGGAGATCAGATTTCTTGTCACGACCAATTTTTGAAGCAACTCGTTAAGTCTACTTACGGCTGTAGATAAAGCCAAATACACCCCAGGAGCTGCGGCAAGATAGAACTGCCAATCAGACGATGAAATTGTTCGTACGACGATTGCATTATGTTCTGGGTCGGCTAATTCTACAAACGGACGTAAAGCAATGTCCCATTCTTTTGCCGTTTTAGCTAACGTAACTAGTAATCGGTCGCCTTCAGGTTCGGGTATTGAAATTCCAATTTCGCCTTCGCCCGCTTTTAATTCTTGAAATTCCACCTTAAGCTTCGTAAACCCAGTGTCAATTGTGTCGATTTGTTGGTAGAACTCTGTGACATCGGCAAAGAGATTTCTTAAAGCCGTCGCCGCAAGTTGAGGTGTCATTCCATTTTCTACTATTAAAGCTTCTATTCGTAGAAATAATTTATCGCCTACGTATTTTTCAGCATTTATTGAACCCAATAGCGCTGCCAGCGTAGGATAGGGTTTGTTGAATGTTGACGCAGCCAGCTGCTGTCTCAAATTTTCAAAATGCTGCTTAAATGAATCGGCAACCGATACATTGCCTGGATTATTGGCTAGGCTGTCAAGTTGCTGAATGACGCTGTTTATTTTCCCACTGATGCCGTCTTCCGAATATTCTACATTTAAAGCATTAATTACTGCATGAAATTTTCCCAGATGCATTTGTCTCTCTCTCTCAGTTTATTGGTGGAACAATCTAGAAATCTCTCTCAAGGAGGCCGGAAACTAGTTGTTCACCTTAGCGCTCATCAGGTTCTTACCAGATGCCAGAAGTTCTTTGACCCAACCAGGCTGACGACCACGACCGCTCCATTCTTGTGAAGCATCTTGCGGATTTCGGTATTGCACAGCGACCTTACCAGACGTCTTACGAACTTTTCCTTTGGTATCGCTTGTGCCAAGCAGGTCTTGTAAAGACAGGCCGAGACCCTTCGCGATAGCTTCGATTTCACTACGTGCCTTTGCAACGTCCGACTTCTCGCGGCTTTTCAGCTCGACGCCTACTTGTGTTGACAAATCTTTTAATTCGGCCAGGTTCAGTTTTGACAAATCCATGTAAATCTCCAGCGTAATGTGAAAACGCCATGATGTCACACTCTGAACTTCGGCGGTGGTTTTCCCTGCGTTGCGCGTTTTACTGCGATCTGCCTCCGGCGATAATCGCGCCATGCCAATCGCTGCTTACCACTGCTGATCCTCCGCCATTCTTCCCCAGCAGTCGTCAGTGCTGTCTTCCAGCGCGGCGACGGCCCAATACTTGCGAAGTGCATGGGCCTCGCGATGTCTGCACGCCAGCGCTCAATAATTTTTTGAAAGGGCAGAGACAAGTGGTCCCACTCGCCAGATCGCCAGCGGCGTTCAAACTCCACAACTAACAGCAGCTCCAGGCGCTTTGCTGCCGCCTCACGTTCTTGAAATCCTTCACTGAACAAGTCGCTCGGTAGTCCCAAGTCACGCAGCCTTTCGCTGTTTCGTTTCTGTAGCGCTTTCCTTTCCCTGTAATTCATAAGTCCTCAGTCGCTTAATAAATAGCTCGTGGCTCATCGTGAGCCGATGAGGTATTTAAGTGGATGACATCAACAAGCCGACCAGTGCGGTAACCGACATCAGCGCCGAAACGCTAGAAAAGCTCGCAAGTCGTGACGAGGACATTCGCAACAGCGGCGTTATCGACATCTTTGAACAGCACTTGCCCCAAATTCCCAAGGACTACGTGTTCAAGCCACGGGATCGTAAGTTCGTAGAAGACGCATTACATGCCGCGTTCGACTTAACAGGCGGCGTGCCCCGCTTAGTCAAGTACGCCCATGAGAACTACGGCGACTACATCAAGCTGTTCGCTCGACTGCTCCCAGAAGCGCAAAAGCAAGAGCAAGGCCCGGCGGTCGTTCAGGTATTTCATAACGTGCCAGCTTCGGCACTGGACATGACCGACATCATCGACACGGACGAACTGGACGATGAATAATCGCGTTCAGACAGTCACCCTCGACTACGTACCCCGCGCCGCATTCCTTCCGTTTCACAATCGTAGCAAGCGTAAGACGGTAATTGTTGCCCATCGCCGCGCCGGTAAGACGTACAGCGTTATTCAAGACCTGGTCGCCCGGGCGCTTAACTTCCAGAAGAAGAACCCAAAGACAGGCCAGTATTTCCCCAAACCCGTGTTCGCATACGTCTGCCCGTACAGGGGGCAAGCCAAGAAAGTCGCATGGGAATACCTTGTCGCGTTCACGGAAAGCATCCCTGGCATCAAGAAGAACGAAACCGAACTCTGGATCGAGATTCCGACAGTCACCGGCGCCAGGGCACGCATCTTCCTCGCCGGCGCAGACAACCCAGATAACCTGCGCGGCCAGTACTTCGACGGCGTTGTTCTCGATGAATACGGCGACATGAAGCCCGAGGTGTATAGCACTGTCCTGCGTCCTGCACTAGCAGACCGTAAGGGTTGGGTCGTGTTCATGGGCACCCCGAAGGGAAAGAACGACTTCTATAAGCGGTGGCAGCTAGCACTCGAGAAACCGAGTGAGTATTTCAGCATCTGCTTGAAGGCCAGCGACAGCGGCATTCTGGACGAAGTTGAAATCGAGGACATGAAGTCGGAGATGGAGACGGAAGAGTGGGAACAGGAGCTTGAATGCTCTTTCGATGCAGCCTTCCGCGGGTCGTTCTATGGCAAGGCAATTCAGGTGGCAGCGCTGCAGGACAAGTTCCGGCCGTTCATCACCAGAGACTGCCCATACGGCTACGTGGTCGACGAGCCCGTTTCGCTTGCCATGGACTTAGGTCGTGCTGATGCGGCCGTGATCTGGTTCTGGCAAGTGATCAACGGCGAAGTGCGCTTTTTTGACTACTGGGAGCAAACCGGCTTCGATGCCGAAGAAGTCTGCGACATGCTTGCGTTGAAGCCGTACCGCTATGAAACCGTTTGGCTGCCGCATGATGCCAAGCATCATACTTTTGTGACGAAGAAGTCCGTTATTGACACGTTCATGGCGCACGACCTACCGGCACGTATTGCACCTGACCCGGATGCAGGTCGTCGCATCATGCACGGTATCGATGCCGTAAGAAAATTCCTGCGCCTTGGGCACTTTGCAATCGACGCCGATAGATGCAAGCGCGGTATCGAGGCGCTGAAGAACTACAGCCGCAAGTTCAATCGCTCCACAAACACCTTCGGCAGCGACGCCGATCACAACGAGTGGTCACACGGCGCAGATGCATTCCGCTATGCCGTCCTGTCTATCAGCGACGACGAGATTGGACGTTCGATTGAACGTGCCCGTGATCGCGTCTACAGAAGCGCAAATCCTAACCAGGTAAATACAAGGCGACAAACCCTTGATGAGGCATTAGCTGCGCGCGATCGCCAGCTTACCGCCAGATCAAGCAATCTAAGTCGAGCATACGACTAGAACCAACAAGTGCGTGTAGACGCACGGAGAACAGATGACAACCGATAACAGCAACGAACGCGAAGGGATGGAAAGCGAAGTAAGCGACGAGCCTTTTGACCAAGATCCGGTCCTGACAAAGTACCAGACGGAAGAAGAACAAGCGAAGTGGCAGAAGGGATTGGAAGCCTGTCGCAAGGAGCGCAAGAGCTTCAACGAAGAAGCGGTCAAGTCGCTCAAGCGCTACGGCGATGTCCGTGGCGCGTCATACAGCGGCTCCAGTATGTACAACATCTACTTCATGAACACGGACATCAAGCTTGCCGCCTTGTATGCGAAGACGCCACAGCCAGACATCAAGCGCCGCAACGACGACAGCAAGGACGATGTCTCTCGCGTGGCCGCATTGATCCTGCAACGCAATCTCAGCTACGAAATGGACAACGGTAACTTCGATGGCACCTACAAACAGGTGCTGTTCGATAACGTGGTTGCTGGTATTGGCGTTAGCTGGGCGCGTCTGGAACAAAGCGAAGAGCCACAACCTGATCTCATGCACCCTATGACCGGTGAAATGCTGCCGCAGCCGCCGATGATCACCAATCAGGAAGCTTGCACCGACTACGTTGGTTGGGACGACTTCTTTTGGAGCCCTTGCAAGACTTGGAACATGTGCAGTTGGGTTGCGCGCCGTATTCCGATGACGAAAGAAGCCATTAAGGCCAGGTTCGGTAACGACGCCAACGAGCTGGACTTGCAAGAGATCGCTTACTCGACGAAGCCGGAGTCGCAGGATTCCAGCAAGGCAAAGCTGAACCCGCAAAACCAGATTGAACCGACTACAGACGTTTACGAAATCTGGGACAAGGATCGCGAGCTGGTGTTTTGGGTGACCGAGTCGTCACCAGTGCCGCTCGATGTGCAAGAAGATACGACAAACTTTGCAGGGTTCTATCCGACGCCAATGCCGCCACTTGGCCGCTTCGACACTTCAAACACGATTCCGATCAGCGATTACCACTTAGTGAAAGGCAAGTACGCCGAACTCGACCAGTTGAACCAGCGCGTGACGGCGTTGACCAATGCCATGCAGGTTCGCTTTGTGTACGATGCGGCCAGTCCTGAAATCAAAGAGCTGTATACGACGCTTTCTGAGAACGCAGGTATCGGCGTCAAGAACTGGGCATCGTTCGCAGGAGAGAAGGGCGGCTTGGCCGGCAGTATCCAGTTCGCACCGCTTGAGCAGATCGCGAACACCATGGCCGCTGCATCGCAGCAGATCGCCAACGTGAAAGCGCAGATTTACGAGGTCGAGGGTATCAGCGACATCATGCGCGGCCAAGCTTCGCCATACGAGACAGCGACGGCCACGCAGGCAAAGACGCAACTGTCGTCTGGTCGTTTCGGTGCGCGCCAGGCTGCTGTGGCTGAGTACGCGGCAAAACTGCTGCGCTTGAAAGCCCACTTAATGTGCAAGTTCCACGATCCTGACCTGATGGCGAAGCGCGCAATGCCTTTGGAGCCATCGGATCAGCAATTCATTGGCCCGGCCTTGCAACTGCTGCGCGATGACCAAATGAACAGCTTCATGTTGAACGTGAACGTAGACAGCCTGCAGCTAGATAACTGGAACACTGAGAAAGCCGAACGTAACGCCGCTCTTCAAGCGATCACCGCATTGATGGGCCAAATTCTTCCAGCCGTACAGCACACGCCCGAAATTGCTCCGTTTGGTCTCAGCTTGATCAAGTGGGCAGTCAGTGGCTTCAAGGGCGCACAAGCAGTTGAGGGCATGATCGAACAGAACTTGCAGCAATTGATGAGTGCAGCTCAGAAGCCAGATGAACAAGGGCAGGGTGCAGAGAAGCCGCCAACACCTGATGCAATGAAAGCCCAATCCGTCGCGCAGAAAGCGCAGATGGATTACCAAGCGGTGCAGCTGCAAGAGCAGACCAAGATGCAGATCGCACAAATGCAAGCCCAACTCAAGCAGATGGAATTGCAGTTCAAGCAGCAGGAAAGCGAACGCGACAACCAAATGCGCGAAACGCAGATTCAGCTGCGTCAAGGCGAGCTGGCCGCCAAGGTCGCACATGAACAGTCGATGACGATCCTTGATCACTCGACCGCGCTTATGAACACGACACCACCGTTTACAGGCCAATAAGCGATGCCTACCTACATTTCAACATGCCATGCCTGCGACACGCCGTACGACTACATACGCAAGATTGCAGATCGCCACGACACACCTGAGTGCTGTGGCGCTCCAACAGTCATGGGGCTGACAACCCCCGCCATCGGCGCGATGTCGTTCAGTGGGCACAAGGGCTTTCATGTGCCTGACGGGAAGCACAACGGCAAAGGTACATGGATAGAATCGGGTCAGGATTACAAGCGATACATGTCCACGAACAAACTGATGCCAGCAAGTGAGGCTGCCGCCGAAGCTGTCATCCAGAAGAAGAACATTGAGGCTGCCGACGATAAGAAACGTCGTGCAGCGGTGATCAAGGCAGTCACAACCACGCTACGTAAATAAAGAGCTGTTCACAAAGTGTGAGCACACAAAAATAAGAGAGACACCATGGAAGACCAAAACATTGAAGGCATCGAGTTTAATGAAGAGATCACGACCAACGTCCCGGAAGTAGAACAAATTGAAGCACCAGCTACCGAAGCCGTTGAACCGTCCGAACCGAAGACACTGCGCGATGCAGTATCGAAAGCCTTTGAAGTAAATTCGGAGAAGGAAGCACCGGCACCGGTTACAGCACCCGTGGAGGCAAAAGAAGTTGATCCGATCAGTGGTCGCGAGATTGAGCCGATCCGCGCACCAAGCACCATGACACCATTACTACGCGAGAAGTGGGGCACGGTGCCACGCGAGATGCAGAAGTTCTGGGTTGATCGCGAACGCGACATGCAAACCAAACTGCAAGAGACATCCGACGAACGCAAGCTTGCGAAGGACTTCCAGACAGTGGCGTCGCCTTATCAGGATACGTTCCGGAAATACGGCTTTAGCGCAGTTGAACACGCCAAAGACTTGTTCAGCATGTCGCACCAACTGCACTCAGGTACAGCGGAGCAAAAGGCGCAGTTAATTCACGAACTGATTACGCAATTTCGACCTGACATTGGAGTGCTAAGCCACCTTGCAAGCGGTGGTCAACTGCAAGCAACTCAACCAACACAATCCGCGCCAAGTGTAGATGAACTGGTTCGCCAAGGCATTGAAGCCCGAGATACAGAGATACAGTCTGCCGATGCCTCCAAAGCGCTGGAATCCTTCGCTAGTGATCCACGAAATGAATACTTGGAAGACTTAAAGCCAATTATGAAACAGGCCATCGATGCTGGTTTCATCGAAGGTAACAACTTGGCTGAGATCCTGCGCAATGCATACGACTTTGCTGCTGATCGTCATCCAGAGGTTAAGCAAATTCTTGCTGGTCGTGCTGTCGCAATGCCTGCTCCGGTAGTGAAAGCGAACAAGCCTGTGCAAAGCGTTAAACCTTCGCTTGCCTCTGGTGGTCGGGGCGGTCAAACACAACCACGCCCTAAAAGCTTGAGAGAAGCTGCTGAACTAGCTTGGAACAAGCACACCGGAGAATAAACATCGATGCCCTTCTGCACGACGCAACACAACTGAAAGGGGCCGCTTACAGGCTAATGCGATAGGCTAAGGGAAAGGATACGCTGACAGTGACTGAAGTTCGTGAAGCCGGGTTCGGCAAAGGTTAGAGATTTCCCGAAGTGTGATAGTTGCATCATTCAGTGGGGTCGGCACTTCATCATTAGGTGCTCGCAGGTCTCCATGCTTTGACGAATCGGTCTTCTCGAAATGGGGCTTAATTGCAGGGTGGGCCTTAGCCGCAGCGAACCAATCTTCGCTAAATTGCAAACCGCGCACTTTTTGATCTATCGGAAAAATGTCAAGTCGGGAGGCGAGGGTCTCACAATAGGAGGCCGCGAACTGTAAGCAAAGCGTCTCCACGTCTTCAGCTGGAGCAATGATCTCCACTTCAACTTCCTTATTTCCTCGTATAGACATCCGCTTTAAGTTTACCGGAAGGTAATAGCGTCCCTGGACCCAAGCACTGATTGGCCGATACCCGTCATGTACGATCGCGTTGCGTAGCTTTCTGAAAAGGTCTGCATGATGAACTTCGTCTTCAATGTCGGAAGAGCCTTTTTCTATCACTTTTGCTCCAATCAAGGCGTCCTTAAAGGTCTGCAACATCGCCAGTACGGAGCTAAAGCGGTACGGTAACGGTTCGGGGCGCTTTTCGTCCAGCGGAATGCTCATTGGTGGCATTGAGTTCTGAAAGTGCTTGATTTCAGTAACGCTCGCCTCGATTAGCTCATTCATTCGGAACTTTAGCTCAGTAGCAGCATAATTGACTTGATGCTGGAACGCCAAAACATCAATAAGATAGTAGTAAGTGGACATAAGCTCTCAATTGGTAATTTTTCATTGGTTAATTTCTTATAGAACTCGTTTTTCAAAAGAGTCGTCAGTTTACATTGCAAAGAGTGAAAATTCCCAGTGCCATTCCTAGACGTTAGCTTTTGTTTTCCCACCTTTGCCCAAAGAAGTGGATGACTTCTAGCTTACCATACCTTGTCACTCAACAAGAATCGCTAATTTTACTTTAACTAAATAGATACAAATTACAAACCACACAAGGAGATTTGACCAATGACTGTTTCGCTCTTCTCTTTGACTGTGGCGCGAGGTGCCGAAGTGCCAGTTGTCGATCCACGATTGGCAACACACATCGATTATACATCGCGTGTCGATACACAAGACCAAGGTCCAGCCCCTCAAGCTGATCAAGCCGCAAACGCAAGTGCCCTGGATGCGCATCCAGATAACACAAACGAACGCCGTGAGACAGATGCAGTGGCAACCGGCGGTGCTGAATAAAGACTCGATTAGAAACGGTCGCTTCGTCTACTAAGGACAATAATAAAAATGGCATTTCCAAATCTTAGTGACCTCGCGGCAACCACCATCGAATACCGTTCGAAGGACATCGCCGATAACGTCACCCAAAACAACGCAGCACTCCGCGCAATGAAAAAAAGCGGTGGTTTCTCTACTTTCGATGGTGGTACCTACATCAACGAAAATCTGGCGTTTGCCGAGAACGGTAACGGCGGTTCTTACAGCGGTTACGACGTACTGCCTACAGCAGCTTCGGACGTAATCTCTGCAGCGCAGTACTCGTTTGCTCAGTACGCAGTACCAGTGACTTTCTCTGGCCGCGAGACACTGATCAACAGCGGTAGAGAAGCCCTGATCGACTTGGTCGAAGCGCGAGTGAAAGTCGCAGAATCAACGATGCAAAACTTGTTGAACCGTCACTTCTATCTGGATGGTACGGGTAACGGCGGTAAGAACTTAACTGGCTTGGCTGCTGCACTCCCACTGGCTAACACTGCTGGTACATACGGTGGTATCGCTCGCCTGACTAACACCTTCTGGCAAAACAAGAAGTTCCAAGCTTCGGTTGATGGCACTGGCGTGGCTACAACTGGCGCTGCATTGATCTCGCAGTGGAACATCTTCCTGACCACATTGACACGTGGCGGCGACCGTCCGAAAGTCATCTTGGCATCACCAGCGATCTACTCGCTGTTGCAGTCAGGTATGCAGACATTACAGCGTTTCGCTAGCGCAGACTCGGCGAATGCTGGTTTCCAAGCTCTTGAATTCCAAGGCATCCCGGTTGTGTTCGACACCGCTGTATCAGGTATAGGCGCGCAAACTGCGTACTTCCTGAACACCGACTATCTGAAATGGCGCACCCACAAGGATCGCAACATGATCGCTCTGGATGACAAGAATGCCGTCAACCAAGACAGCACAGTCAAGACTTTGGTCTGGGCTGGTAACTTGACTTCGAACGGTCCACAGTTCTCCGGTATCTACTCCAACACTTAATTCCTGTAGGGCCAAACAAAAAGCTCCCTAAGGAGCTTTTTTATTGAATTTATTGGAGAGAAAAATTGGTTAATTAAACTCTTTTTTTTCTTGTTTTATTTTTTGATTTAGTGTTGTTTGGCGTAAGTTCAGGAGGATCTGGTTCAGCATGTCCGCAGGTTTGTTTAAATTCGCACTGAATTCCATTCTCAAAGTGTTCACATTCCACTTGGGCCCAAGGATTTGCGTCAATTCCGTTACGAAGCAATTTCAAGGAGTAATTGCCGCAAACGCAGCAGGCAACGTCTTTTGCATTCGAAATCTTCATACAAATTTCTGCAACCAATTCTTCGCAGCTGGGCTCCTCGTTCGTCTCCTCATCACGGGCTTCCGCTATCGCCCGTAGAGCTAGGATCTTTTCAGTTATAGTTGCCAAATTTACGCTCCTTAAATTTAAACATCTCCTATTGCCTGGGATCAAGGTCACAGCAGGCAGCCAAAATTAATCATACTTGAATTTGTCGGCTGTGTCTCTGCCGTGGACGTAAATAGGACGCGGCGCAATAACGCGCCGCAACATGCCGCCAGATCAGAGAGTCGTGATAACAAGCGCACCTCGCACCGATCACGGTAGGAGATTTTAATGAACACGAAAAATAACTTAACAGATGCAGAGCTGCAAATCGCCATTGCAAACTTCAGTAACGGCGCTAACCGATTCGCAGAAGATGAAAAGCGCGGCGTCCGCGATCAACGCACTGGCCGCTTTATCCAGCATGCTGACTATGGTGCAGACACCAAACTGAATGTGCAGTTTAGCGTGGAACCCGTACTGAGCAAGCTTGAAACGTACTTGGCTGGCGGCGTTCCAAAATACGTAGACATGGATTTCATCACGATCACCATCCCAGGTGATAACGGCTTGGTGATCCATACGCCTGTAACCGACTTCTACGAATGGCGCTTTCCAAACGAATACGAGAATTTTAAGAAGGGGCAAGACGCGGCTATCACAGGAACTCCGTTGAGTTTGTGGCCAGCGATGCAGCCAGCACAGATTGCAGAGCTGAAGCATCACGGCATTCGCACAATCGAGCAACTAGCCGAGCTGTCGGACAGTTCCGCCGGGGTAATGCGCGGATTCTATCAAATGAAGAATAAGGCAAAGCAATTTTTGGAAGATGCCAAGGACAAGAACGCTACAGCCGTTGTCCGTGTTCAGATGGAGGAACAAGCAGAGCGCCATGCAGCCGAAATGAAGGCAATGGAAGACCGCTTTACTGCGATGCTCGCACAAGTCATTCCGAAAGAGAAAAAAGCTAAGCCAAGCGAAGACCTGGGCTAAATAAGGCTTTAATGGACGAGACAACAGATGGCACAAAAAACTTTATTGGAAATCGCGAAGACGATCTGTTCAGAACTCGGGTTCCCGACTCCGGCAACGGTGGTCTCGTCTACTGATACAAACATCCTCAAGCTGCTCTCAATGATTCAAGCGGCTTGCGATGACATCCTTCGCGAGTACGACTGGCAGGTATTGAACACCCGATACACCTTCACCACCAGTCCGGGCGTTGAAAGCTATGCGTTCCCAACCGATACAGAGCGCTTCATTGGCAGTACGTTCTTTGATCAGAACAACCGCTGGCCTATGGCGGGGCCGCTGACTGGGCCTGAGTGGGAGCAAGTCAAGGTATCTAACCTTGCCTCCAGTCCGTTTGTCCGCTACCGCATCATGAACAACCTCATGTACCTGTATCCCGTACCCGGCAACGCACCATACACGTTCTTGTACGAATACATGAGCAACGCCTGTTTCACTAGCAATGCAGGTTTGCCGCAAACATCGTTGCTGCAAGACAGCGACAAGATTCGCTTTGACCAACGCTGTGTTGTGTACGGAGCGAAGTTGAAATGGCTTGCCAGTGTGAACATGGACACTACTGCTGCGCTTGTCGATTACGCCCGTGCGTTGGAGTACGCGAAGAGTACGGACAGTCCAGCACGCCGCTTGAACATTGGCGGTCACAACGGCTGCTTCCCATTGCTTTCGACGGCCAACATTCCAGATACCGGCTTCGGTGGCATGTAATGGGTAGAACAAACTTCACTCCACAACAACGCAGTGCGCAGAACGTCCAGTTGCCAGCTCCGTACTTGGGCATCAACACGCTCGATCCGCTGCAGGCTATGAACCCTGCGTATGGCTTAAGCATTCAGAATTTCGTAGCGACTAACCAGGGCTTGTCTGTTCGTCAGGGATACCGCAAATGGGCCACCGGCCTGCCGGGTTCAGTCAGTAGCTTGCTACCGTTTCATACCCGAGTCAGCGCCTTGAGTAAGCTGTTCGCGGTGTCAGGCGGGGGCATCTATGACGTAACCAACGGCGGTGCTGTCGGCGCTGCTGTCGTGTCTGGGCTAAGCACGACCAATACGTATTGGCAAAGCGTTGTGCAGACGTTCACGCAAGCCACATCGAGCATTCTCGTAGCTGTTAATGGTGTTGATGCACCGCGTATGTTTGACGGCGTCACTTGGATCACTTGCACCCAGACAGCAACGCCGTCAGGTGTCGGCCAGTTTGCAGCGACTGACTTCAACAAAAATGCTGTCAGCATCAGCAATTTCGTTGATGTCCTTCTGCACCAACAGCGACTTTGGTTTGTGGCTAACAACACGACTGTGGGCTACTACTGCGACATCGGTGCGGTAGGCGGGCCGCTGTATCCAATTGATTTTGGCCCGTACTTCACAACCGGCGGCAGACTTCAAAAGCTTGCAACCTGGACGATGGACAGTGGTGGTTCAACGGGTATACAGGCTTTGCTTGTCGCGATCTCCGACAAAGGCGACGTAGTGGCATTTCAGGGCACGAACCCAAACGACGCAGCATCGTGGTCGATGATGGGAACCTACAAGATCGGCTCTCCAATTGGTCGCCGCTGCACAACGCAGTACGAAGGCGACTTGCTGATCTTGACGCAGGACGGGTTGAACCCGATGAGCAAATACCTGCAAAGTGGCCGCGTGGTCAACACGTCGTCACTGACGTACAAAATATCTCCAACGATCAGTAATCTAGTTGCCTCGTTGTCCAACACTCCGGGCTTTGAAGCGACGGTCTATCCTGGCGCCAACGTCATGATGTTGAACGTCCCGCAAAGTTTGCAAGCCAATAATTTTCAGTTTTGCTACAACACGATCACGCAGGGATGGACGCAGTTCACGGGCTGGCCAGCGCAATGCTTTGGCCTGTTCAACGACGCGTTCTACTTTGGCGGTGATGGCTTCGTCGCTCTTGCGTTCATTGGCTATCAGGACGGAGCCGACATCAATGGGGCAGGGGGCAACAACATCGTGGCCACGGCCATGAGCGCCTTCACGGACATGCAAGCGGCGTTCGGTAGCGGCGTCGTCAAACACGCTAAGCAAGTAAAGCCGTATTTCGTTACCGGCAGCACGAATCCGAACATTTACGTGGGCGTGAATACCGACTTCAACCTGACGCCGATTGTCGGTAGTGCGACGGTTAGCCCGGCCACTGGCGCTGTCTGGGATACGGCTAGATGGGATGATCAGAACACGACATGGGTCGGCAATCTCACGACGGTTAATCGCTGGACTGGCGTGTCGTCATTCCCAGGCACTTACATCGCGGTGACAGTATCCGTGAGTGCTACGACGGACACGCTTTGGAGCGCAACAGACATCTTGGTCGCGCCGGGTGGCCCCTTTGCCTAAGCGCCAAATCATCACAGACCAGGCACATGCTGCTTACTTCCTGCAATGGATGAAAGACCGCATTGGCGACTGCGGCGAGTTTTCGACTCAAGACTGTCGAACGATCGCTCATGTACTTGTCCATGAAGATCGACCACCAGAAATCCTGGCAGTGGTCGCGTTCAACCGATGGAGTCCGTACGGCGTTGAAGGGAACATTGCAAGCGATGGCACGCGTCGTTGGTTCACTCGAGACTTCGCTTTCACGATTTACGACTTCGTATTTCGCAGTGCTGGTAAGACCCGCTTCAACTTCACGGTATCGACTGCCAACGCAGCCGCGATAACCATGCATAAAAAACTAGGCCATGTTTTTGCTGCTCGTCTGGAAGACGCGTTTGGTGAAGACGAAGATGCGTTGATTTACGGCCTAACGCGAAAACAATGGTTGGCTGGCCCGTGGTCAAAGCCTTCAAATCACAAGGAAAAATGAAATGGGCATCGGATCTTCACCAGCAGGAACTCCAGGAGCACCGGCAGCATCGCCGGCAGCATCGGCATCAACGGATGCAAGTAGCGCCCCAATTACTGACAGACAGAAGATGGCAATTTCGATGCTACTCAGTCAGATGGGCAAAGGTGCGCAGAGCATGCCGGGTATGCAGCAACAGCAGATGTCGGGGCAACCGACAACTCAGACCATTGAAGGCGGGACGGTTATCAATCCGAACGCACGCTGAACCGGTCGGATAAGTAGAAGAAAACATTCATTATGGAAGTACCTAAATGTCGAAAGGATCAGCACCACCAGCGCCGGATTACACAGGTGCAGCGCAAGCAACAGCCGAAGGTAACGCGGCCAATCTAGCGGCCCAAACAGCGGCCAATCGCCCTAACCAAGTCACCCCATGGGGTACATCGACATGGACCAGTACGCCTGGAGCTGATGGAAATGCGACGTGGACGCAGAACCTGACGTTGACAGCCGCCGAGCAGAAAGCACTCGATTCGCAACAAAGCATTCAGCAAAACCAATCGTCTCTTGCTGCTGGCCTTCAAGGTCAGGTAGCAAACACGATGAAGGATGGCTTTACCGCCCCCGACATGGCTGAGTACACAAGCGGTGTCCCTTCAATCAACTCAGGCTACACAGGCTTCAATCCAGCAGGTAGCGGCGTTGGTGCTATCGACCAAGCGAAGATCGATCCTTCGACGTACACCAACGCTTACAAGGGCTTGGATCAGAACCTGACTTCTACAGCGAAGCCGCTGCAAACTTCGGTAGCGAGCGCAGCTGTGAAAACCGACCCGAACGCTTACACCGCTGGTGCGGGTGCCGTCGATCTGAATGCCCCTCAATTCAACCAAGCGACAGCAGATGCTGGTACGGCTGCGGCTTACAAGGCGTCCACCGGCTTGCTCACAGACGGATGGGAGCAGGACACAACCAATCTCGATTCCAAGCTGCGCTCCCAAGGTCTGACACCAGGCACGGTCGCGTACAACAACGCAATGCAGAACACGCTGCGCGTGCAAGGTCAGCAGAAAAACAGCTTGGCCAATCAAGCCCTTGTCACCGGCAACCAGCTCGCCAATACCAACTACGCGTCTGCGCTGTCCGGCTATCAAGCTGGTAACGCTGCGCAAAACCAAGCGTACTCGCAAGGTCTTAGCAGCTTCGGTGCAGCCAATACGGCGGCAGGCCAGCAGTACACACAGAACTTGGGTAACGCGAGTCTGAACAACAGCGCAGCGGCCCAGCAATACGGCCAGGATCTGTCGACCTTCAACGCCAAAAATACAGCCGCAACTCAAACTTTGAGCAATGGATTGGCGCAGAACAGCGCTGCATTGCAGAACCAATCTGCGTACAACACGGCGGCAGGTCAAGCGTACAGCCAGGCTCTGGGAACATACGGCACTCAGCAGCAAGCGATAACGAACTCTAACGCCGCACAACAGCAAGCCTATGCGCAAGCGATGCAGCAGTACACCACCGCTTACCAGAACTCGTATCAGAACTACCTGCAGCCACTGAATAGCATGAACGCGGTTCTCACTGGTCAACAGGTTGCGAGTCCAAGTATGCCTAGCTTCACTGCTGCGGGTTACACGCCGGGAGCCGATTTTTCAGGTGCAGCAAGCTCAACGGGAGCGTACGAATCAGCCGCTGCAGCGCAGAAGGCCGCGAGTGGCAGCTCGACGATGGGCACAGTTGGCACACTAGGCGCAGCTGCAATGATGGCGTTTTGATGTCCAACACAGCATTCGACTCCGTCATGAACGCGCACACGCGCATCGCTCTTCAATTCAGCGGTGGTCGTGACAGCCTTGCGATGCTGCTGGCGTTGCGCCCGCATTGGGACCGCATCACGGTCTACTACACGAACAGCGGCGATCCATTTCCAGAAACAACCGCACTGGTCGATGCCGTCAGAAACGTGGTTCCGCACTTTGTCGAAATTATGGGCAGAGTCAAGGAAGTTCACGAGCAGATGGGCTGGCCTAGCGACGTGCTGCAACCAGGTACAGGGTTTCAATTTGCTCGTGAAGACATTGGCGACTACGTGCCGCTTATAGACCGTCACAACTGCTGCTTCCACTCGATCATGACACCCATGCATGAACGCATGAAAGCGGACGGCATCACGTTGCTGATACGTGGTCAGCGCGACGAAGACAGCACTAAAAGTCATGTCGCCAACGGGTCAGTAATCGAAGGCATCCAGTTGCTTTTCCCGATTGCACACTGGACGACAGCGGAGGTGGAAAAGTGCATTACAGATCATGGCGTTCCGTTACCGCCGTTCTACGCAGCGGGTTTGACATCTACACCTGACTGCATGCACTGCACAGCTTGGCTTGAGCACGGCGCCCATAAATACATCGCTGTTCATCACCCAGCATTAGCGCTGGAAGTGAACGCACGTTTGAAAAAAATTAGAGTAGTCGTTGAGCCGTTCATTCGTCGTCTTAACGAAGCACAGGAGACATTGAATGGCAATTAACTGGCTCGGCGGCCCAACGTCGCCATCTGACCCAAGTACGTTTAACTACGACACTGCGGCACAACAAGTGCAGCGTCAACGAGCGGCCGCACAATCGCTCCAACAACTGGCAATGACGCCCAATCAGGGTCAGATCATCAAGGGCGGCGATTTCACTGGCTACGCTGGCGGTAACACCTTGGGATCAACATTAGCCCGGGTTCTTTCTTCCCTTGTTAGCAACACCGCACACAGTAGCGCCGATGATCAGCAAAATCAGTTGTCGCTCGATTCGCAAGACGCGCTCAGTTACACGATGGACCCAAAGAACACACCGGCTGGTAGACGCGTTGCTGCTGCACTTTTGGCAAAAAGCAAAGCGGATGAAGCTAGCAGCGCGGAAGGTGACTTACCAGATGCCCAGGTCCAAGCGTTGGCGGTTGTTGAAGCAAGCCCGGCAATAAATCCGTTGGCACAAGCAGCGTCTCAAGCACTGCAACAAGCGCCCAATACAGCTCCGAAGCCTGGGCCGAGCGCGAAGCCGGTAAGTGTGGAAAGCCAGACGGTTTCAAGCACTCCGCGTCCGCGTCAATCTGTCACAGGGGGCGCGCAAAGTTTCGGGATTGGTGGTCTGTCGCGCGTATTAGGCCCGCAGATTAGCGCACCACCGAGCGCACCTGCTACAAGTGGCTCGATGAGTGCCGACGACATTGCGTTTGCGTCAAAAATGTTCGGTGGTTCTCGACAGCCGGCTCCGCAACGTGCAGCCTTATCCCCTAGGGCTGCACCAACGACGTCTGGCGCGACAGGACCAGTCCGCACAGCACCTATGTCAGCTCCGATCCCTCTGCAGGGCCAAGCACCGCTGCCACAAGCGCCGTCGACTGTGCCGGCTCCACCAAGCATACCGACGCCACTACCGACGCCGATGCCGCAACAGCAAGCACAGCCACAACCCTCGCCACAAGCCGCGCCAACACCGGATGACTCACAGCCGACGCAAGCCGAACAGCTCGCCCAGTTGCAAGCAATGTCACGCACCGGTCCAATGGGCCAACAAATGGCAACAGCCATGATGAACAGCCAGTTCAGTCGGGAATGGGGCGAGATCAAGAATGCTGACGGCGCTACCATCGGCGTTTACAACAAGCGCGATCCCGGCCAGACGATGTCCTTCAAGGGCACGAACACAGGAACGAAAACGATCGATGCTGCACAGGGCTTGGTAAAAAGCACCGACTACACCAATCCAGATGCGATGGAGCGCTTGAACCAAAACTTGGCGTCTATTGGTCAGCCACCTATGACGCCGCAACAGGTTGCAGGTTTGCAGCAGACGGCACCTGAACGTGCAACGCATCAGCTCGAAATGAGCAAAGCACAAGGTGAGGTGGCAACCGACATCACTACGTCGCGTAACACCATCGCTACCATGCAAAAGGGTATCAACGACGCAAACACGATGATCGCATTGTCTGCGAAAGTCGGTAGCCGCTATCCAGCAGGTTCAACGATTGCGCAGCTCTGGAGCCAGTACGGTCATCGCGACCCAGATGTCGATCAACTTAAACAGCTCTACGCCACCAACCAGCTTGCAGAAGCTCGCGATGCATTGCAGGGTCAGGGTCGAATGACGCAAACGGAAATCGGCGTATTCAAGGACGCGACTCCAAACATGCTCACCAGTCCTGCGGCTGTCGCTCGATTGGTTGGTCCGAGCGTGGCACTTATGCAGAGAAAGCTGGATACCGAACAAGGCATCCTGTCTGAACGGACCAACCGCTACCAGAAGCTTGGTGGTGACCCGGCAGCGTTCGGTCAAGGTCAGGCGCAAGCGCCTATGCAATCAGGAGCATCGACAGGCCGTGCTCCCGGCAATTACAACTTCTAAGCTATGGCAGACATCAACAACTTCGTCTCATCTAATCTGCAAGCGGCGCAACTCGCCGCCGCGCAGTTGGGTACTGATCCGGCACACGTACTCGGTCAATGGGGGCTTGAAACCGGCTGGGGCAAAAGTGTCATACCAGGTTCGAACAATCTGGGGAACATCAAATCCACGAACGGTCAGGGTATCAGCGCTGTCGATAACCAACTAAAGACGACCAGCAAATACGCTGCGTACGACACGCCCGCGGAAGGCGCGCAAGCGTATGCCGACCTGTTGCAGCGTAGCCGTTACAGAAGCGTGCAAGGCACTAGTGGAGATCCTGCGTCATTCGCAAACGGGCTAGTCAAAGGCGGCTATGCGGAAGACCCAAATTATTCCGGCAAGCTGCAAGGCGCAATTCAAGTGGTGAAGCAAACCAGTAAGGTTCCGACCTTGAACGACATGCGTGCTCAACTCGCGCAGCAAGTGACCGAAGACTACGCGAAGGGCACTGACTCATCGATCATCATCAAAGGATTGATGCAGACGAAATTGGCTGGTCCCGATGTGATGGCTGCTCTGCAAAAGGGCACTGATCCAGAACGAATTTTAAGTGTGATCGGCGGCACTCCGTTGGCAAAATTTAAGGCGACTGATCCAGCACAGCGGGTCAAAGCGCAAAGCTTTGGAACGAACCTCATGCAGGGAGCAAGCAATGCTGTATCTGACATAGGCAATGGTGCGCGTCAGTTGGCGAACCGTGCGGTCGGGGACGATGCGCAACTTAAGTATTTGCAAGCTGAACAAGCGAAAGCAGAAGCGAACCCGGAACGTCAAGCGCTTGGCGATACTGCTGGTGGACAGATCGGTAATGTAGCCACGAAGGCGTTGCCTTATGTTGCCGCTGGCGTTCTCGCCCCAGAAGGGCTGATACCTGCTCTCATTGCCAACGGTATGGTTGGTGCCGCGTCTGGCGCGTTGAAGCCAACAACTGGCGACGGCCAAATCCTCGGGAACATCGGCACGGAAGCCGGGCTTGGCGCTGTCGGCGGCGGCGCTGGCTACTTTGCCGGTAAGGGACTTAGCGCAATGGCAAGCAAGGCACTTGGGGGTGACGCCGCTGCCACTGCTCGACTAGCCGGAGCTAAAGCTCAAGGACTGCCAACTACCGTAGCTGGCGTCAACGGGCCAAATGGCTTCTGGCGCAACATCGCTGACTCGATGCCACAAAGCGGTAAGGTAATCGGCGCACAAGTTGAAGCGGAAGGTGCCATCGCGGGAAAGGTTGCAGAGGGCATGGGCTTGAAAAACTACGTCGGCGCAATCGATACCAACATGCTGAACGCAGCGCGTCCAGGCATCAAGCAAGCACTTGATGACGCCACCAATGTCATGGTCACCTTGCCGAAGTCGATGAGGTCCGATCTTCAAGCGCTGGTCAAGTCAGGTACTAATCTGCTCACGGAAGGCATCGCCAATAACAGCGTAGTTAAGACCGCAATCGGCAACCTGACCAAGGCCATCAATTCTGGTAAGCCTGTGGCCGGTGCTGACATCCAAGGTCTGGCAAGCGAATTGAAGAGCGTTTTGTACAACCAAGGCACGACGCATAGCGAGAAGCAGTTGGCGGGTAACGTCATCGACAAGATCAATGCATCGCTGACCAACAACATGACGCCTGAACAGCTTAACGCTTTTAAGGCCGCGAACGACCAGTACCGCAGTCTACTGTCTGTCCAGAAGATGGTTAAGGCCAGCAACGACACCGGCACGGTCACCCCGCGACAGATGCTCCAAGCTGCCAAGACAGGCTCGTTTAGCAATGCGTTTCTGAAAGGCGAAGCCCCGTATCAAGAACTGGCCGGCACTGCGGCTGACCTGTACGGTGCATCCGGAGGACATGGGCTAGGCTCGGTAATCGGCAAGGCCATCAGCGGCCATGGGTTGGATGCAGCGGCAATGATCATGCATCCAAGTCCGGTTACGGCCGCTGGCGTGGTGGGTAAGCAGATGATTTCTAACCTGCTCGCACGTGCTGCGACGTCCCAGAACCCGAGCATGATCCGCATGCTGACAGGGGCGGGTGGAAAGCAGCTCGACCCGGTGTTGGCAAGCGCGATTGCGAAGGCATTAGGCGGTACTTCCGCAGCGGCTGCAGGTTCGCTGGATCAATGAAGATTTGCTGACCAAATTTCTTGATTCTGTGGTAGTATTCTTGTCTCAATTGGATGAATTGATGAGAGGAATTTTAAGACTGGGTCCGATGCGAGTCTCCAGCAGAGTCAGGGCAAACAACAATGCGTGAGCATTGTGGCACGCAAGACAACTGCAAAAGCCGCTACCGCCTCGAAAGCGGCTAAGCGCGACACCCACACCGAACGCAAAAGCAAACATCACAACACAACAAAACAGGAGACGCCGATGAAAAAATCCACAAACTTCAATGGCAAAGCGAAGATCACTATCGCCAACAAACTCATGTCCGTGATTCTCGCCGGAGCGCTCAACGTCGCCACAGTAGGTAATGGTAACCAGGCCCATCCTTAAAATTCCTTAGATTTGAAGTAAAAAGACCAGCGAATGCTGGTCTTTTTTTTCGTCTGTAGATAAGGCTTTAAGACGAAACGTGCTAAATAGTGGAACAACAGAGGCACATAAGCCGCAACAATAAGAGGGGTAACCCCATGTCATTCAACGGGTCAGGGACTTTTGTTCCACCAGCTGGCCAGCCAGTAGTAACAGGGACTGTGATCCAGTCCAGCACGTTCAACACATTAGTCGCGGACATTGGGAACACGTTCAACAACGTACTGCCGCGCGACGGCCAAGCATCAATGGCTGGGCAACTCAAACTCATAGACGGAACTAGCAGCGTCCCCGGTATCGCATTCAACAGCGAAGCGTCATCTGGCATCTACCGTCCGTCAGCCGGAATGATGGCTCTGGTCGCATCTGGAGTTGAAGTCATGCGCTTGAACAACGCCGGTCGCGTGATGATCGGCTCCACGGCAGATGACGGCGCGAACAAGCTCCAAATTACCGGCGCAACGAAGATTACCGGCGCCTTGACCGTGACCGGCGGCATTACCGGCAATGTAACGGGAAGCGCTACCAGTATCAGCACGATTGTGCCAGTAACGCTCGGTGGTACTGGCGTCGCAACGCTTACTGGACTGGCATACGGCAATGGCACTGGAGTCTTTACAGCGTCCACAGCAGCCCAAGTAGTCAATACCTTGGGCTTCCTACCATACAACTCCACCAACCCAAGTGGCTACCAGAACGCAACGCAATTGGCGGCAGTAGCAGCAGCTCATCTTCCGCTAACCGGCGGATCATTAACTGGCAACCTGACATTCGCGAACAACACCGGTTTGTTCTTTAAGGATACGAGTGGAACATCGCGTCAGACATTGATCTATGCGAGTGACAACAACCTGTATCTGAACATGCCATCCAGCGGCAATCTGGTTTTCTCGAGTTCGTCTGGTGGTGCGAGCATCGCAACCTTGCAAAATGGCGGTAATTTCACGGTATCTGGAGCTCTTGTCGGTGGCGGCGTCGTTTCCACCGGCAACATTACGGCCTCGGGCAGTTTGACCACAACTGGGCAAGCCAATTTCAACGGAATAATCAACGCCCAGTCAACACAGACCTTGAAGTTGGCTTTGATGACAGGCCCAACCATAAACGGCTACATCGCATCGGACTCGTCGTACTGCTTCCGCACTATTAATTCGACAAATCAGCTGTACACGATGAACGTCGATAACAGCGGTAACATGACGGTTCCAGGCAATGTCGTTGCTTCGTCAATTGTCGGCTCAGGAAGTGTCCAGGGTGCCTACGTCAATAGTACGGGTAACATTAATGCTATAGGCTCGATTACCACGAACGGCAGCATCTTAAACAATAGCGCCACTGGTGCAGGCGGTCAAATTAGCAACTTCAACGTTGTCTATCTGAACGGTACAAACGCAGCCAACCCGCAGATTGGACTGAACAACATTAATGCAGGTTCTAAGTCGATCCGTGTCGGCAGTGGCAACAGTTTGGAAGTAGTGAACAGCGCATACAGCGCAGTTATTGCTTACTTGACCGATGCCGGTCAGTTCACGGCCAACGTGATCACGCAGTCGTCGGATGAAACAAAAAAACAAAGCTGGAAATCTGTCGCACCGGACTTCCTGGCCAAGCTCGCTGCAATCGAAAAAGTAGGTATGTTCGAATGGATCGAATCGAAAGAAACCAGTCTGGGTATCGGTGCGCAATCGCTTGAAAAAGTGTTGCCAGAGGCTGTTCACACCGATGACAAGGGCGACAAGACAGTCAACTACGGCGGAGCTGCAATGGTATCGGTTGTTGAGCTGACCAAGCTGGTGTTTAAGCTAGAAGCGCGTATCGCTGAATTGGAGGGCGCGTAATGACCTTACAGGCAAGCGGCGCAATAAGCTTAACAGACGTACTTAACGAACTGCGTATAGCGAATCCCGGACGTTCTGGAGTTATCTCGCTAGGTGATGGTGACGTTCTTGCACTTGCGGGAAAGGGTAGTCCGCCGATTTCCTTGAGTGATCTTTACGGAAAGAGCATCTTCAAAGCTACAGCAACCAGCGAATACACATCGGTTTCATCTATTCAAGCAGGTGGCACATGTTATTCGTCACCTTACATTACGGCCATTGGTGGCTCAGGCACTATTACTTACCAATGGACAGTTTTGTCTAATGTTGGCAGTGCGATTTTTAGATTTCCAAATAATGCAACTTGCCAGCTATCACGTGCATTTTCCAAGCTCAGCCAAGGTTCATTCGATGTCGAACTTCAATGCGTAGTCGCTGATAGTGCAGGTCACTCAATCACGTTGACAGGCATCACTGCCCACGGAGACTGGTACAACAACAGCTAATCGAGTAGATAAATGAATTTTATTAAGCAACTTATCACAGGCGTCGACAACCAAACAGTTGATGTTGCACGCGTCCTCTGGGTAGTCGGTGTTATCGCCTTCCTTGGATTGACAGGCTTCCAAGTCTATAAGACGGGAGCGTTCGACATGGTCAACTATGCAATGGCATACAGCGGCTTACTTGCGGGTGGTGCTGCCGGTGTAAAAATTAAAGCGAGTACCGAACCTCGTCCAGATGAAGGTAAATAGGTGAACGGCCAATAGTTGGCTGGGAGAAGAGTAATGAAATATTTAAGTAAAGAAGGTGCAATGTGAACCACGACGTAGTCTCAGCGGTTCGACAAGCAGGGGAGGCCGCTGCCGCTAGTGTGACCGTGCTGACAATCTTCAAGTTGCTTCCTGCGATCACCGCAGTGTTAGCGATTGCCTGGTATGTCGTCGGATTTGTGGAGAAGATTACAGGCAAGCCATTCAGTGAAACCCGCCTTGCAATGTTCCTGTCTGGGAAATGAAAGCAGAAAGGTCGGGATTATCGAAATGCCAGTTTCTCGATTTATCCTGATTTTTGATCAGAAAGTGTAAGCTATCTTCTATTAGATGCCTTTCTGGTTATCCTATAAGATAGCTTACACTTTTTCGCTTTGATCAAAAGCGAAGCTCGCTTCTACGAAGGCATCTGGCAAGTCAAGGACAGTAACCGGCTCGCAAGCTGAGATTTGTATTTGCTTTTTTCCAGGTGCTTGGTTGAAATACCGATTATTGGAAATGGCGACGGGTCTGCAAGCTGTATGAGACCTAATGTCACCAGTAGCTCGTGTCGTCACTAGAAGACGCACCATACGACGCGGCGCTTGCACCTGACGTTAGGTAGTACATCACACGATTAAACAGCCAGACGCCGGAAATAACGAAGCCCGCTATTAGCGGGCTTTTTGCTGTCTGAAGATAATTTAGTAGTCGTACGCGTCGCAATGGCCGCATGGGTTCGACAGGCCAGTACGCACAAGCGCGTCAAACACTTCACAGCCACTAACTTCATTACTTGCTGCGACTTGCATTACTGCTTCGGCTTCCGTTGCGCCAGTTTCGATGTAGCCCAAGTATTCCATCAGAAATGCGTTGTCGTTTGCGTTAGTCATTTTGTTTTCCGTTATGTTCGTTTCCATAACCGGATGATGCGTTCTGCCTAATGGCTCATCAACGGAAGAATCATTCGTACTGACATTCTTTTAGCCGTAAAAAAAGCCGCTTGTTAGCGGCCTTTGTATTTTTGCTTAACTAGTTCATTTACGCTGTGGCTTCAGTTTTCGTCTTGCGTGGAGTGCGTGCGCTTTCCTGAAACGCAGTATCCAGTTCCCCGGCTTCTGCCGCAGTCTTGGCAGCGTCTACAAGAGCCACGGCTGCATTTGCGTCAGCCACCTTGAAGTGGGCTGCACCGTTAAGCGTCATTGCGCTGTTGCCGTTTCTGAAGTTAATTAGGTATCCATCTGAAAGCTTGCGGAAGAATTTGCCCGTTTCGCCGGTTCCTTTGATCAGCTTAATTGTCTCGTCGCAGTTTGCAGCAAACTTAGTGCGTGCATTGATCAGCGGATCACGTTTAACAGCAATGCTCGACAAATCCGTAATTGCAGTTGCAAGCGTGGAAAGCTGGACTAGAAAGCCCATTGGTGCTTGCTGTTCGGTTTCGTTTGCTGCCACCACTACGTTTGCGTTCTTAGCCATTTCTTTTCTCCAGTTTTTGCTGCATCAGTGCAGTACATCTATTGGACAACCAGGTGATGGCTTCATCAAGCAAAGAATGACAACGACTTCACAACGAAAATTATTGTTGATTTTTCGACGCTATGAGTGCGTTTCCTGAGAAGGATTGTAAATAAGGGTGAGCGAAAAAATAAACCTAGCTCACAGGAGAAACAACATGCCAATCAACTTAACGCCCCAAATTCTGGACATCATCATTACGAAGATCACACCGAAGACTGTATGGTATGACCTGTACCGAAGCGGGCAATCAGAGAAATGGAAGATCCCAGCAGGTAGCAAGTTCAATACTGCAACGCTTGTGATTGGACAGCGATACCGCGTTGAAAGCATCGTAGTCGTGGTGCCGATGCGAGACCGTATGACCAGAAAGCTCGTGTACCGCCAACGGTATGATTGGGCAACCGCAGCAATACTTTTACCGAAGGCTAAGCTTGTAGCCCAGACAGCAAAGCAGCGAAAGACGCGTGAAGCGCAAGATGCGAGACCGCTTGTCGATACAGAAGGCTTGTTCAGCTTCTAACTATCGAGCAAACAAGCGAAAGCCCACTGCATTGCAGTGGGCTTTTCGGCTTTTCTTTATGAAAACGCCTAATTGGAAGGCTAAGTTCAGAATTTAATCATTTCGCGTGTCCTTTAATAGGACCTGCGAATTTAATTGGTTGATCAAATTTAGATAGTAATGCATTGCTAGGTCCGCTACCACTATAGGCTCAGCTGTTCCCTGTCCGATTCTTTCTGCAAAACTCACACCAAGATGCACGCGTGCTGGTTGGTACGTAACACCGCGATTTGTCACGGGGAGTAAATGACGATCCCACGAATCCCACTCAAGCACGAATTCCACTGCTCCGGTGGCTTTTGCGCGTAGATTTCCGTCCCACTCCTTTGCGATTTCACTCACCGTATGTTCATCCGCATTTCGTGCATGGCGGAGGTAGCACAGCAGGTCATCGTTTTTTCGCAAGTTTTTTGCGGCGTCTAAAATTAATTTACAATCGTTTCGGCCGGCAACAGCTGCTTCAGCTTTGTTCCACGTCCGCTCTAGTTTTTGAAGAAACTCTCGCCAATACATGTCAAACGTTGCAAAGTCGTCGGTTAATTGCGACTTAATCATTTTTTGGTAAAAGCTGATCGCAGCGATTAGTTCCTTCGACGCGTGATGCAGCAAGCTACCTTTTGGGAAAGGTTTATTTTTCATCAGCCGAATAGTTAAGTTCGCGCGCTAAGCCAGATTTAATGTCGCCACAATCACCTAATTTGTACAAATTTTGTACGCGAGGCTTGTGACACGCTGCAGCCCTACTGGCATGCGACTGTTAGCCAGTCTCACAAGTAGCTGATGTACTGCAGTGCTGCCGCGACCGATTCGATCAGGTCGTCTTGGGTAATCACGGTTGCCATGTTCGCTCTTTCAGAAGTACCAGGAATGTTCTGTTTAAGAATGCTTGTCGTTGTGCGTGCTCATCACGATGCGGTCGGTGTAGGCAATTGCCATGGCCGAGAGCAGGAACGCGAAGTGGATCAGGGTCTGGAAGAACAGCGTCTTCACATCGTATGACGACGCGTTGATGAAGGTCTTGAGCAGATGAATCGACGAAATGCCGATGATCGCCATCG